CGCCTATTGGTCTGCCGATCAAGAGGCACCCAATGACGAGCTGATGATTGCCGCCGCCACCCTGCGAGCTGCTGCTGAGCATGTGGTGCATGACCGTGTTGCTCGCATGGAGCTGCGCCTCGTTGCCGATGAGCTGGAGGGCCTTTCCTAGACTTGCTGCGAGCCGTTCACATCCCGTGGGCTCGGCGGCTCCCAAGGGGCGCGGCTCGGTTACCAACGCGCAATCTATTTAATGATCGATCCCATTGCCGAGCAGCGCCGCCAGGATTACCTGGACTGGCTTTATGACCGCGCCGGCCGCACTTGCTGTACTTACACCGGTCTATATCAGCAACGGCAGCAAGAGCTGCTTGTTATGGATATGGCGGCCGTGGCGCCGCACCCCAAGCCTCTGGTGGCACGTGTCCATAGTTGCATTGTCGGCGAGCCCGAATGCGGCCACATGCAAGCCCGTGCCGCAATTCATGAAATTGCAGCTTGGTTGCGCCAACAGGGTCTTGACCTCAGCGCGGAGGCGCTTGCCCATGAAGCGTGATCGCTTACGGCTTTCGACGCATCAATACATAGAGTCCGGTCGCGACACCAATGGCCGGTTTTTTATCGCGTACAGCAGTGGTGCGTCGGTGTTTGTCAGAGACTATGCCGATCTGCGGCGTTTCTTAAGATTGCCAAAAGGCATTCCGATGCGGGATGCGCTTGAATCATGGCTGTCAGAATTGCCAACAAAAACGGGGGCTGCAGCCCCCGGCGGTGACCTCTCGCGTTCTGATCATAGCTTTGATCCGATCGCGCACCAGCTGGATGAATCTGACCCTCAATTCCAAACCAAGACAATTTTGTAATGGATTCTTTCAAGGATTACCTAAATGAGATCGCACGCTACCCTCTACTAAGTGGCGAGCAAGAAATCCAGTTATCGCGCCAAGTCCATCGAATGATGGAACTGCGCGCAACGCAAGGTGAACGCTCAAAGGCTGAAGAGCGCGAAATAAAACGCGGCATTAGAGCGCATCAGACATTGATGAACTGCAACCTGCGCTTAGTTGTGCACATTGCCAAGCGATATACCAGCCGACTTAAATGCAATGGTCTAGACATGATGGATCTTGTTCAAGAAGGATCCATCGGCCTGCATCGCGCTGCTGAGTTGTTTGATGGCACTAAAGGCTACAAGTTCAGCACTTATGCCTATTGGTGGATACGACAGGCAATTACGCGAGCGATTGATACCAAGGAACGACTGATCCGAGTGCCGCAGCACACGTTGGATTTGGTCTACAAGGCTGCCAAAATCCAACAAGAGCACACGCAGCAACATGGGCATTCAATGTCAGCGCAAGCATTGGCAGATTTGATGGATGTTGATGTTGACTACCTGCAGATGATCATTCAACGAAATGTTGCACATGGCAGCTTGGATCAAATGGTGCACGACGACGGCTCGCCCATGATTGATCTAATTGCATCTGAAGAAGCTGATATCGAAGACAGCCTTTCGCAGCAATATGCTGAGCAGCTTAAGCTGGCCTTTTTTCGTCTAGAAGAATGTGATAGGCATATTGTGAGTAGATACTATGGCTTTGGTGCGCCGCAGCAATCGCAAAGCGCCATTGCAAAGGAGCTTGGCATAACGCGCAGCCGGGTTGGCCAACGGTGTCAGACTGCTATGCGCAAGATGCGGTTTATCCTCACAAATCAGCGCTGAAAGCTCAAGCTCTGCTATTCGGCCAGTTGCCTGGCGGATCAATCTTTCGTAATAGGCATTCTGTTTGATTAGCGAAGCACATAATGAACGCACTTCATCGGCATTATGATGGATAAAAGCGCTGCGAGCTTGGGCTTCTATTTGCAGCTCTTCTTCAAGCGTCCATGAAATTACCATCCAATCACCCCATGCCATAATGAGTCGCCCACTACCACCCAAGCTAGAGAAAATTGGCGACCGTTGGCGCATTACCTATGGCGGAATAATTAAAGAGCACTCGCAAGATTGGCAAGCAATATGGCATTACGAACAGCTCTGCAAGTGCTATCGATTAGATTGCAACCGCGCTAAAGACTGGCAATAATTGCCCAGCCGGTGCCTGCGCCTTCTGCCATCCATCTCGGTCCCCAATTTTTGCGGCTATAGGCCAAGCCGGCGCCGCGATTGCCCAAATAGCTACCCTCTGCCACCAGCATCTCACCCCACGGATCGTTAACAATCACTGCAGTCGGCGTGCACCCGATCACCGTCAACCAATGCCCGCCGCCCGTGGGTGCAGTGCTTGGCCCATGATGCAAAAACCCGCATGGCACTGGAATGCCTTGATTGATCTGCTTCTCAAGATCCGCCCAACCGCATTTTTGGCTGAAGCTAGCTTTAATGCCAAAATCGCCAAGCGCTTTTAACTGAGCTAAATGATTGGTGGTGTCGCCATATTTCATGACCACCTGCAGGTATTGGTCGTCGGCGTTTGGCCCATGCAATTTGTCAGGGCGCAATGCAGCTACCAGCATGGCGCAGCTACTGCTGAAGCACATGCGACTAGCTTGCCCTGACACTTGACTGTCGCGCTGGCTGAAATACGGCACACGCAGCGGGTTGCCTTGCCCGCCACAAAACAGCTCAATTTCAGCACGGCGCCGCCGTTCAAGGCCTGCTACTAGAGCCTCGCCAGCATAGGACCACTTGGGCAGCTCCTGCCGTACTACCAAGCAGGCTGGCTCACCCGCGTTGAGCCTTTTGCGCAAAGTTGATGTTTCTACCGCTCCGAGCCCAACGTTATACGCAAAGCTGATGATGGCGGCCACCTGCTCAGGTTGCCATGATCTAGCGCTTGGGATCAAATGAAATACGCCAGGCGCATAAACAGTCTCCACTTCACTAGACAACAGCTCATCGGCCATCTCTTGCGTGATCTTGTCGCCAAGCCGGACTTGTGTATCTATTAGCCGGGTGGAGCCCCATCCAATGGTTGGCACGCCAGCAGGACACACATACGCGTCTAGTTTGCAGCCTTCATACTCTTTGATTAGCTTTAATGCTGAAGCTAGCCATGGCGGCGGCGGTGGCGGCTTAATTTCAGGCCCAGCCCGATACAACTCAGCAAACTCTGCCAATTGATCAGGATTAAGTTGATCCTCTAGCCAGTTCCAAGCCGCTATTTGGTGTGGCTGCGACCGATACCATTTAGCGGCTTGCGTTAGGCGGATGCTCATTGCAGTCTGCTTTCAAGTTTGGCAATACGCTGTTCAATTGCGTTGAGCCGTGGATACAGCTCTTGCCGATCGTCTTTTATTTCTTGCCTTAATAGCGACACTTCGCCGGCAATATGCTCAACGGCCACGGTCAACCGCACCACAGCCTTAGCGGCTTCGTCGTCGCGTTTGACAAAGTTGCCGATGCTACTAGCGCTAATAACGACTACAGCACCAACTATGGCTGCGGCTACTTCAATCATTGGTCAGCGCCGCCGCCCTTTCTTTTGTTGATCTGCAGCTGCAATGCCTTGCAGAGCCGCAATGACAAGCTGCACCCATCCATTGGCTTTTACGTTAGGCATGTAGCTTAGAAGCTCACTGCCTGCTAGCAGCGCCACGGCAATAGCCGCTATCTGTTCAGTTGTCATGCTGCAGTAGCAGATACAACAAGCCTAGCTTGCTGAAGCAGACCCAGCATTGAGGGATGCGCTTATGCTGGCTAGCAATCCAATGCCAAATCCGCTTTGCCTTCTTGGCACGCTTGATAATGTAACCGAAATATCAATGCGCCCTTCAATGCGGTGTGTTTCTTCAATAGGCGCTGCATAACGCCATGCCACGTTCAATGGCGCTAAGCCTGAAATATCATCATGCCCCAGCCACACATCACTTGATAGGTCAAAACTGATAAAGCCGCCCTGCTGCGTTCGGTAATGATCCCTAATTAAACTAGCATCAGCTTGAGATAATGCGACGTAATTAAGACGCAGTTGGAAGCTATATCCAAGGTTGCCGTGCTTAAACCGGACATTGCCGCCGCCGAACCCGCGCTCTTCTGTAACAGGAAATTCCGCTAGAGCATAACCCCTGGACGACGGCGTTAATGCCGGAAAGTCGGCCATCAGTTTTGGAGGGTAATCGTGCTGGCTCCAAGGGAGAAGGTCGCGCCGCTTGCGGATACATCGCCGCCAAAATCGACATAGCAAACCAGCTCATCTGCGCTAGATGCGCCGCCACGTGATTTGTAGATTACGGCACCTCTGGCCGTAATAGTTGCCGTAGTCCAATTGACGGACGCAAAGCTAAGGGTGACTTTATCTAATGCAGTATCTTTGGTCACCGTGCAGGCGGTGGTACTGCCGCCTGCCGTGTAGCCAGTGCCAGAGACTTCATTGGTTACCGAAGACCTTTTAAGGTGTGCGTCTTTATCGGCCGCATAAGTGCTGGTGACCAGCATGACTTTGAAAGTATCTGTATCAAAGTCAATGGCACCTTTGGCCATGTCATCAATACAGCTGTTGTAGATTAGGCTGGCCATAGGACTGATGCGTTAAAGGAAGTCTAGGCGTTAGGGAACGGAGCTGTAGGCGCCGTGAAGTTAGCCGTGTAGCGGGCAATGCCTTTGGTGATGCGGAAATCGTCGATATAGCCATTGCAATATCTATTTGTTGAACTTGTAACTGCAAACCCGATATTGGGAGACTGCCCTGCAGGGGCGGCTAGGCTACTTGTTGCCGTAGCCGCCACGATACCATTCACAAAACTACGCCACGTATTTCCATCTCTAGAAACAGCGAGATGCGTCCATGTATTTGCAGTTACAGCGGACGCGCTGCTTAGAAGATCAACAAAGCTAGATGCCGTCTCCATGTAAGCCTGAAAAGACCCATCAGTCAAGACTGCTATTTGCAATCTATTTGGGTTTCCACTGCCGTAATAGTACAGGCCATTCACCGCAGAAAGGGAGTTTATGTAGATCCATGCTTCCCACGTGAAGCTGCTAGCGCCAAACTCAAATACAGAGTTTGCCGCGACACTTAGGTAGTCGCCACTTCCGTCAAGGTACAAGCTCGATCCCCCAAACTTGCTCTGCGCCGTCGAGATCTGCGCATTGCCGTTTGCTGTAACGCTTAGCGCATTCTTGCTGCTATCGGTGAACGTTGTACTGCCGTTGCTGCCATCCATGTGCAGCAGCAGGCTGACGCTATCAAAGCTGGCGTCGCCAATCCACGCATTCTGCCGCTGATATACAACCTGCTCGTTTGGCGTCCATATCCCTACGGCAGCACCACGGCGAGAGGTTCGTGCGGCTCCAAGCAGTCCGCCATTGCAGCCGATCATCAGCTGATCTCCTCGTAGCCGATCACCAGTTCTAGGTCGCTAGCCGCTGATGCCTTAGCCCGCAGGCTGTCGCCTTCTTCCAAATAGATGTAACCCTCGCGGGTCACCAGCAGCTGGGTCGCATCGGCTGGAACTGCAATGGTCTTGGCCAGGTAGTAATCGGTGGTGCCGTTGTAGATGGTGAGATCAATATCTGCGGCGTTGGTGCCATCCACATTGGCGCAGTAGACGCTGTTGATCTTCAGCACCTTGCCCGATGCGGCGCTATTGCTCAGCGCAGCAGCAAGGGTGGCCGTCACGGCATAGCGTGCCGTCTTGCCCGTGATCGTTGTTGGCGATTTTAGATTTGGTGCCGCCATCTCTTGTTAGTTGCCCCACCAGTCTATATAGGCTAGCGAATCCCAGCCAAACATTTGGATTGACATATCAGACCAATAATCACTGGTAATTACATTGCCTGTGGTTGGCGCCGCTGAAATGCCAAGCGATATAGATAGATCGGCGCCGCTTGAGGCTGCTGCAATTCCAGCTGCAAATGTAGCCGATACTGAGAAGGCGCTGCCATTAGACGCCGCGGCTCCTGCTGCAGCCAGTGAAAATACAGCCGTTGCAGACAGGCCGGGAACCGTGAATACTGCAGGCGCAAGGCTGAGCGTGATTGATTGACTAATGCCACTTGCCGCAGCAGCCTGGCCGGCGCTAAGCGCAATTGCAATATCAATTTTGCCGCCCTTCTGAATAACGCGATCTGCTGGCGCCGCTTGAAGCGATACCGTTACGTTATGCAATCCCGAAAAAATATCTTCAATTGATGGCGGCTCGGCGTACCGCCATACATAGCCAGTCAAGCTATAGTCGGCAACCGTATTAGCACCAATCCAAATGTCATTTGGCAAGTCAAAACTTTCATATGTTCCATATTGGCCTTCATAATGAGCAAGAACACTCAGCATGGATGCTTCGCTGATGCCGGCAAACGTAACCCGCAATTGACTTGCTAGTACGACGTTTCCGTGCCGTACGCTGGACTGCGCGCCAGCATATGCCTTAAAAGCTGTATGGGGATATTCGCCAGGCGTAAACGTCCGTGCGCTGGGTTTTAGGCTAGGAAATGTAGCCATGGTTTACCACTTGCCGTCAGGGCATTTTGATTGCGGCACGCGCACTTTGATAGGCAACAAACAGCCGCACAGCTTGCAAATCTGCATTGATTTGCTCATGTGCAAGCAGTCCTTGCAAATCGCCATCCGTGCTGTGCTGTCTAGCATTGTGGGCTGGTCTTCAGTGCTCATGTCAGTTTATGCGGGTGGATACCCTGCTCCATAATCAGGAGGATATACATCTTGTCCATTAAACTGCATCACCCAATGCCCGTTGTATATCCAGCCCCGTACTTTGGTATTGTTTTGGCATACGCCTGGTCCGCCTAGGTATGTCTCAAACTGCCATACTCCATTTCTTTTTACTTCAATAGCAATCTTGCCCCAGCAAGGATTGCCGCAAGTCCATGCGTCAATGGTTTGATAACCGTAATTGTATAGCCTAAATCCTGTGACATTGTGATACGATGCCGAGGCATACGCAAATCCGCTTGATACAGGATTGGTGACTCCTGGCACAGCGCAGTTATCGACTTCATAATCGTATTTGGCCCATAGGCCAAATACAAGCGTGCCAGCTTGCTCAAACTCAATAGCTTGTCCACCGTAGCCGGTCGCCTCAACCTTAAATGGCGGTGTTTGAGAGGTGGTGCCATCTGGGCAGCGGCCAACACCTAGCACGGACACGCCTGCCGCGGTGGCATTATTGGTGATGATGTATGTTTGAGCAATGCCCGCAGCAACTTGCGTAGTTTCTCCGGTTGCATCATCAACTAAATACCATTCAATATACGCGCCTGGGCAACCTGCATTATATGTCAGCTGGTTATTTGTTTGCGTAACGCTATCCGGCAAGCCAACTAGCCCAACAGTGCTATCAGCATTATCTGATGGCGTATTAGCCGCCGGATCATAGCCGCTGCTGTCGCTAATAAGTCCACCGCTTAAGTCAATCGGCAAATCATCAAATGTAAATCCGTCATAATCAAAAGGATCTTCGCTTGGAATTGAGCCGTCGCTAGCTGAGTTTAAGTCACAAACCAATCCGGTTCTATTGCTTGTTGCTGGCAATGCCGGCCCCACGGCGCTGGCCACATCTAATGCAGTTAGGCTGCGGCCTTGGCTGTCAACCGGAAAATGCGTGCATTCATACGTGACGTCGCCCGTCAATGTCTTAGTTATCCGTTCAACTTGATACATATAATTGAGAACGGATGCTGACGCATCAGTGGCTTCACGTTGCAGCTTGACCTGGATAATGTCACCAGGTGAGATTAGCTTGTTATGCTTTTCGGGCCTAGCGGCAAACCGGATTGAATGCGTAGTATATGCGCGCTTTGAAAGAATATAAGCTCCAATTTTGACGGCATGGGTTTCATTAGTGCAAAATGCGCTAAGGTCGTGGCTTTCATATGGCCCATCTATGGTCCGCCCAGCGTATCGCACTTCAGATGTCTTGACATAACCAATATCATCACCCGTTTCTTGTCGCCATGTGACTTGAGAGGTAAACAGCTGGCGGTCAGGCAGCGTAGTATATGTGATCTCTACAGACTCGTGGAGAATAATGCTTTCATCAAACGTGTACGCCGGTGCAATGGGCGTGGTTTTTATTGTGCCATCGCTATTTGTTGGTAATACAGGGCGCAGGCCGCGCTTGCCGTTTGTATTGCTTTCGCACAAAAGAAAATATGGCGCCCATTGGGCTATTAAATCGGCGTAGTTGGAGCTGTCTTGAATGGTGCAATTGCATGTAAAGCTGTTGGCTTCTAGAAACAGCGCAGCCGACTCTAACGCGTCACTATCAATCAACGATGCTGGTACGCGGCCAGTGCTTTGAATCATCCAGTTTGCAAGATCGGCGAAATTATCGCTGGGCCCTACAATGCCATCTACTAATCGCGTTACCCACATGCCGCCACGAATAAAAAAATGCACCTGGCGATTCCACTGATCAACCCCATCGGGAACCGTGACTCGGAATGACGCCGTGGTCATGCCTGAATACAATCCAACAGTGCCGCAATAATATGGGCATTCAGGCAAGTCATAGCCATCACGGGCAACAATATAGTTGCCGGGCAGCCAAGATCCTGCTCGGGTGTTGTAGGACTGCGTATGCGCGCCAATCCTGCAAGAGCCTTGAAAGACATCTTTGACAGGGATGCTGTCTAATCTGCCCTCGCTTAGCGCAAGAACATAACGTGCCGTAACGGCATTGTTTATGTCATTTGTAAACCTAGCCTCAGTAGCACCAGGGCTAATTAGGATGCCTCCTTTGCCATTTCGCCGTCTAGCGAAAACAATCGGCACTGGCTCACCAATCTGTATCGCACGCTGTTGCGCATCAAGTTGGCTTGCGCCTTTTGCCGCAGTTGTTACCGCAGGCGTAGTGACGCGCCCTGTCTGAATTGCGAGCAGATCAATGGGAGCACTAGCAAATGAGAAAGTCATAAGCGGCAGCCTTGACCCATGATCTGCGTTGTGAATGATCGCGGCGGGATTTGCGAGCCGACAGGGCTAAGCGCTGATCCTAGCGAAAGGGTAATGCTAGTTAACCCACTAGTGCCACCTATGACTTGACCAGTAAACGCGCCAATCAATAATTGACCAAGCTGTGGCGATTCGTTGCCTTTTAGGGCATCGAATTCATAGATCTGTAATTCTGCCAGCAAGCCAGAGTTGATCGCATTCTCAAATGCTTCAATTACGTAAGTCGTGGCTGGCGCCCTAACTAGCACATTTGATTCATCGCCACTCATGCCATTAGTAAAGCCTTCGGCAATAAATGGGACGTATGTCCATTGATTGTTTTGCCAAACCACCGCATCATTGGCATAGTAGCTTTGCCATCGCTGCGTAGTAGCGCCTGCATTGCTAAATATCCGTAGGTACTGCGCTTGTGCCCTTGCCATTGGTTATGCCCCGCGCAAAGCAATGCGAGCAGCCGGTGTGCGCAACTGACCGATTACACCTTGAGCCGTGATGCGCATAGCTTGCTCAAGATCTTCGATTGAAACGTAGCGCTTGCCGTCAAACTCAACGACCGGGCCTGTATTGATGTTAATGACTGGAACGGTGGTGCCGCCTCCGCCATTGAACACCTTTTTGCCGCGAGCACCTGCCATGTAGGCAGCAGAAGCGGCAGCCATTTTGCTTTCAGGGATAATGTATTCGCGCTGGCCGCCTTCACCAACCATTGCCAAGGTTGGGCTGCTGACAATCCCGCCTTCAGCAAACTGCGGAACGCTGACAAATGGCACAAATCCAATATCAGGGCCAGGTAACTGATTGAAGCCTGCAATCAAACGATTGATGGCTCTAGCCACGCTGTTAATAGAACTTCCAATAGCATTCAAAACTCGATTGATGGCTGATCGGATTGTATTAAGAATGCCATTCCATACGCTTGGGACAAAGCTGGCCACCTTGGCCATGGCATCTCGCAAGAAATTGACCATGGATTGCCACGCGTTAGCGATGGTTTTAGTGGCGCTTTGACTTGATTTTGCAACTGCTAGATCTGATGCAACAGCGGCTGCTGTTTTAGCTTGGTATGAACTAGCGGTTGCTTTAGTAGTTTCTTGCACGGCTATGGCAACTTTGCCCTGCGCATTGATATTGTCAATAATTTTTTGGCGCCATGCTTCAGTTTCGGCGCTTGCGGTAGAAATGCTAGTTGAAACCGTATCATAATTTTGCCCCATCTTGCTAACCATGACTCCGGCGTCGCTTATTCTGCTTTCAAGCTCTTTGTTGACAGCCGCAACGGCTTGGGAACTGGTGTAACTACTTGCCATATTCCCGGCAAATGCCTGGGCCTGATCCGAAGACATGCCAATTTGCTCACTTACCAATTTTTGCTCAAGCGCTTGCTGTGCGGTGAGAATTTTAGCTTGGTACTGTGATTCAATTGCTTTTCTTTGATACTCACCAACTATTTTTTGAATGCCGATTTGCTGTCCAGTCGCTACAATTACTTGGTTTTGGGCTTCAAGAGCGTTGCTCAAGGCATCCCTCTTGCGCGCCTCTTCTTCTGCTGTTTTTGCTGTAAGGATTTGTAATTGCCCTTCAGCAAAAATCTCTTTGCCTTTTAAGATTGCTTGTTGATGCCTAAGTTCAACCTTAAACTGCTCTAGCTTAATTGCGCTGAGTCCTTGCTGATACTCAAGTTGCGCAGCTTTTGCAGAATTCTGAAATATCTTAGCCGCAATATTTTGACGATCTATTGCGGTCTTGGCGAGATCATACTCGCGCTGCAGTTGTTGGTCTTTCAGCGCGTTAAGCCGTAATTCAGCATTTAATTGAGCAGAAATAATATCATTGATGCTGTTTTGCCGGTCTTCAATGACCGTCAATGACAGCGACTGGCTTTTGATATTTTTAAGCGTTGCTTCAAGTGGGGTTTTTAATTTTCCAATCTCCTCTGCAGACTTGCCAATCGTCTTAGGGAGTGAACTAAATCTACTGGCTAAACCTGCGGCTTCCGTCTTGGCCTTTTCCGTTCTATTTGCAAACTCTCCAACCTTGTCATTGCCAAGTCCTAGCCGATCAATTATTTTACCAATCTGAGTAGCTATAAACTTAAATACTGGGTTAGTCGCTAATGCGCGGAATCCGTTAACGACCAGGCTAAGCACCTTTGTGAACTTGGCGACAAGCGAAATAGCGGTCTCAAATCCTTTGATTAAGATATTCTGCAAGAACGCACGTATAGGTGTAAAGTCAAAGTCCTTGAAGGCATACCTCAGTTCATTGACCACAGGCTGAATTGCTTTGTAGACCTTTGGAAATATGACTGCGCCCAAATAATCCCACCAATCGGCGAGCATTTGGCCCGCTTTGACAAGGGCCGTGGCGCCAGCAACTACTACGGGCGCAAAAACTTTGCCAAGTGTGTTAAGAAGCCTGTCCGACACTTGGCCCAATGAATTAAATGCTTGCTGCTGTTTCGTGAGCTTTTCGTTAAGATCGCCTGCAGCTGCAGCCGATCCAGCCAATGCCTCATACAGCACTTGGCTAGTAATCTTGCCATCTGCCGCCATTTTTTGCAGTTCGCCCCGACTGGCACCAGTAGTTTTGGCGATTGCATCAAGTAATTGCGGCATCCGCTCTGCCACGATGACAAATTCGTCGCCGTTTAGCTTGCCCTTGCCTAGTGCTTGGCTGAGCTGGAAGAATGCTCCACTTGCATCTTCCGCGTTTAGGCCAGATTGTTTAGCGATAACATTAAAGCCGTCGTATATTTCAGACGTTTCTTTAAGGCCAAAGCCAACACCTTTCAGTCGTCCGTACACATCTGCTAGAGCCTTGGTGGCGTCAGTTTGCGAAATGCCAAATTTGCCCGCAGATTGTGCCGCTACGCCAAGTGCAGCCTCATATTCTTGCGTTGAGCCAGTTAAGTTTTTTAGGCGCTGTTCTGCCTGGTTGCGCTCAAAGGCTGTGGCAAGGCTTTGTCGGACCACCTCTACCGCTGTTCCGACTGCCGCCAGTGGGCCCAATGCCGCAGTTAGCGCGCCGCCAAAGCCTTCTAGTCCGCCCTTAGCGCCTTCTAGTCCGCCCTTAGCGCCTTCTAGTCCGCCCTTAGCGCCAGCAAGCGCTCGGTTGAGCTTGTTTAGCTCAGCAATCGCACTGCTGGTGTCAACATTGATGGCAACATTGGCGACGACCGACATGCCAAGGGAGCTTTAATACACATAGTCTACCGTCGCCTTGCTTTCCTTTCGGATTCTTCCTGCGCTTGTGCCTCAACCTCATAAAACGCAAGCCACATTCGATACTCCTCGGGCGTAATGCGTTCGCATAATTCACCGTATGTGTACCCAAGCTCCTTTGCCAAGTACATCATAAAACGGCATTCATGATCTCGCTTGAGATCATCAGCTATTTTTTTGCTTGTGCCTCAGAAAGAGGCTCGCTTTCATTCTTAATTAGCGCAACCATAATGGCTTGCAGATCTTCGTCGCGAACGTCATTTTTAAGCTCGGCAATCTCGCCAGGCATGAACATTTGCTGGCCGGCGGCATCTTGCGCCTTTTGAATCAGCAGTCGCAGCGCAAATGCGTTGGCGTCGTCGCCGCCAGCATCTTTTTGAGCTTTTTCGCGCTCGGCCATAGTAAGCGGTGTGCTGTAAAACTCAAACACAGTGCCGTCGTTTAAGTTCACGCTTTTTTTGGTCGGCGTGAGATTGGCGGCCTTCTTTAGCTGATCAAGTGCGCGCATTGGCATTAGGGATCCCAGTTGACGGTAACAGGCAAATGGCCTTGACACAAGCCAAGGCCATCAACAAACTGCCAATCAGCTCTTAGAAAGATCAAAGGTGGGCGCGGCGCTTGGGCGGAAAGAAATCTCCACCGACTGGCCATCGTCCGGGTTCACGGTGAAATTAGCAGATGTCAGGATTACCGGCACCTCAATAGAGCGGCTGGTTGTGTCATTGACAGTGCCGCCGCTGACTACACGATCGATGTAGAGCTTCATGGTTGCGCCATTTTGCTCACGTTGCAGCACGTCCTGCACCATCCGGCTGGCGATGCTGGTGTCTTCGTTTGTGGTGTAGACGGTCGCAGAGCCCGAGCCATCGGCAAACCCACTGATGTAGCTGCGGAATGGCACGGTCTGCCCAGCTGCCTGGCCGATGGTCGTCACATCAATCTCCTCGCGGGTGATCTCAAAGGACCATTCACGCACCTCTGCCACCGACTGGAAAGTGGCATACTCCACTTGGAAGATATTTGGCGAGACTGCGGTGCCATCGTCCGTGATGGCAACAGCAGCACCGCCAAGCGTGGCCGACACCTGCATCACGCCGCTGCTGGCGGTATACGCAATGACGTAGTAGGTAGTAGCTGCTGACAGTCCGGCGGGTAGCGTGCCAGTGCCGGCTTCGCCAGTGTTGACGTTCACAACACTGAATTGCACCGGATCGCCGACCTTGAATCCAAGGTATGGCAGCACGGTGATGTCATCACCCGTTGCGTCAACCGCAGACTCGGTAAATGTGGCAGTGGTGCCGGCAGGCTTGTAATACAGCGCCCCGGACGTGCCAGAGAGGACAGTGGCAGCCATTGATCAATGAAGTGGTTGCTTCAGTCTAGATACGCACTAAACGTGATGGCTAGCTGCGTTTGATAGTACGCTGCAGGAGCTGCCGGTGTTACCTGAAACGGGCCTGACGCCGCATCAAAATGAATGCCGCCAAGATCCAGCCGATCAAACAGCGCCTTCATGCGTTCGGCAATGGTGAAATTGGCGCCAGACCCTGCGCCGATTGGCGTGTAAACATTGATCGTCAAGACGCCATTATGACGATTAAAACCGGCGCCAGGCCCAAGCAGCGTGGCGTAGTTGTTGTCGCCAAACCGGATAAATGCCTGCAGCCATGGGCTGTTGTTTGGCGGGCTGAATGGCATGTTTTGGTATGCCACCGGATATGACGGCGCCATAGCCAATTCGGCCGCAATCCGTTTTTCAATAGCCGCCCGCACTTCATTAAGCGTGCTATTCATGATTCCCGTCCGATACGTGCTGCAGCTGCCAGCACCCTAGTCTGCACGTCCTTAGCAATGCCTTGCACCCAGCCTGGTGTGGCCTGGCGGCTGCTGCCATTTGCCAATGGCTCTGCATATGGCAAGTTGTTATGCACGCTGTAAATGTTGCCAATTCTTTCTTGGCTGTAGCCAATGCGTGTGATGGCAGGTGCCTTTGGGTAATCCCCCGGCGCCGCAATGCCGCCCGGCGCTGCATTTTGCCCCACCTGCCAGCTAGCGCGAAATCTGCCGGTGTCCACTGGACTGGCTTGCTTGACTAGGGAGTCCGTCTCCAGCACCGCTGCGCGCAGCAGCTTTTCCGTCTGCTCTGAAGCGTACTTGCCTATATCCTCAATTCTGATCTGGCGCGTCATCAATCCCTCAAGAACAGTTCGTGAGTAATAGGCAAACCATCTTGCTCAATCGTGCGTACTTCAACCACTTGCAGCGTGCGGCCACTTGCGACTACTCGATCATCTGTGGTCGGGATAATGCTGCCAACGTCTGCGGCAGCCACAATCAGCTTTTTGTCGCCTGCCTGAATTAAATCATTGACTTCACGTCGGGTGACATTTTCAAGCACGCCTTTAATTGCGATACTTGTCAGCAATTCGCTGATCGCGCCAGTGTCAGGGTTGTAAATGCCTGGCGTAACGCGCCGCAACGTCACATTGCCACCAAACTTCGCCATCAGCCGACTGGCGACACGACGCAGTGATGTATTGAGTGCCATGCCCCAGTCTACGTCTTAAAAGATCAGCACATTGCGACGGCGCGTGGTGCTGGCCTTGGCAAGCGCTGCCGACAGTCCGGTCAAGATGAACGCGCCGGCTGTTGCATCAAGCAGGTCGGTGTCGCCTAGCCCAACGGGGTTGCCCGTGAGTGTAAATTCGCCGGTGCCGCCAAGCAGGCCGCGGTCAGCCGCAAAGGTTGCCGGGTTCCCGGTTAGCAGGAAGTTCCCACGGTCACCGGCAACGCGCCACCCATGCAATGGCGCCGCTGGCTGCCCGGTCAGCGTGAACTGGCCGCGGTTGCCCGCCAGCAGCCGCGTGATAGTCAGCGTGGCAGGCTGACTTGATAGCGTGAATGCCCCGACTAGGGGAGTCAGCTTATCGGCTGCAGCCTTGGCAAGCGTTACTGGGCTGCCGGCAAGGCTGAACGCGCCAGTGTCGCCCGCTAGCGCAAAGCCCCGCGTGAGACCGGCTTGGTTGCCAGTCAGCAGAAATTGGCCGCGGCCACCGTCAAGATTGACCGCACGAGCCAGCTCAGCCTGCTGCCCTGAGACCGTGAACGCGCCGCGATCACCCGTGATACGCACGCCATGGGCAAGACCGGCTTGGTTGCCGGCCAAGCTGAAGATGCCGGCAATTGGCAGCAGCTCCTTCGCCGAGAGCTTTGCCAGCGTGGCGTCATTACCGGTCAGCGTGAACTGGCCGCGGTTGCCGGTGATCGCAACGTTGTGGCGCGCATCAGCCGGGTTACCCGTCAGCGTGAACGCCCCGACGCCAGCCTTGATGTCCGTGTTGTGGCGTAGGCCTGCAGCGTTGCCCGTAAGGGTGAAGGCGCCGCGCTCGCCGGTGATCGCCGTGTTGTGGCGTAGGCCTGCAGCGTTGCCCGTAAGGGTGAAGGCGCCGCGGCCTCCATCCATCTGCTTCGGGCTGGCCTTTGTGAGCGTGGCGCCGTTACCCGTCAGTGTGAAGCTGCCGACGACTGGCGTCTCGGTCCGCGGCACCAGCTCGCGGATGGCCAGATGCACCGCCGCACGGTCATCTGTGGCGCCGGTGAAACCGACGTTGCGGGCGCCTTGACCGGCAGTTGTTTCGACTGCTAAGGCAGAGCCGTAGTTGCCGATGTCAATGCTGTTGAGCAGCGTGCTGCCTGTGCCAGCAGTGGGAGGCGTATTTAGGCCGGAGTATGCGCCCGCGTAGCGAAGACTGTTGACGCCGGGTGATGTGTCGTCAACGCTCTGGACTGTCAGGGTGCCGTCGTCTTGTAATAAGACGATGGTTTGGGTTGGGACGGATGTGTTTGCTGCGGCGGTGACTGTGGCCGCTGCTGCGTACATCACCGTCGCATTGTTGGTGCGATTGACGGTGATTGTTTGGTTGCCGGTGCCTAGTCCGCTGCCAAGAAAGAATGTATCAAGTCGGCCGGGCTCCGTGGCCGTGTCTATTGCTAAGCCGCCTGATAGGCGCGTTAGTGCAACGCCGCCGTAGGTGACGCTGCTGATTAAATCTGCTGTGCTGGCATACGTCGAGACAAAGACAACCACACCTTGAGGCGTGCCCGTCTGCGCATGCGTCCAGCTGAACGCTGCCTGGCTGGTTGAGCCTGTTGTCCCGGTATGGGACTCAGAGGCAGCACTATGGGCAACAGCCACCGTCCCGCCTCCGCGTCAGTTATCAGGCCAGCGTCAGGATGCCAGCAGCGTCCCAGGTGATCGTGAACGTCTCGCCGTTCAACAGGTCAACAGCAGCGCCGTAGTCGTACCAACCAACCAGCTCATCGTTGGTGGCGGTGTTGTTGTAAAGCACCACGTAACGGAACGTCGGCACCGTGCCCGTGGCGGTGAGCACCAGATCGTTCGCATCCAGCTTGTAGCTGCCGCTGGTCTGCGCCGAGGTCACACCAGTCAGGTCGCGGCCGGTCGTGGTGCCATTCTGGATGTTGGTGTAAGCAATCTGAGTGATGTTGCTTAGCTGCGTGTTGGTGTTCACCGGCAGCGTGTTGGTCAGCGCCACCGTCAGCGTGTCGCTGCCGAGGTTGTGCACCTTCTCGGCCAGCGCCTCCACGAACGAGTTGAACTTGTTGAAGGTCGCCATCAGTAGTGGGCTCCTGTTCTATGGGTTCAGTCTACGATCAGAACGCAACGGACAGATTGAACTCGTCCACCGCCCCGCTGACCGTGGTGATCTCAACCCACACCCAGCGTGCTGCCGGGATGGGCTGGTTTTGCACTGTGGTCGCGTCACCGGTGGTGGTATTCGTCACAGTGTCCGGCACGGTGGCCAGCGTGCCGGCCGTGGTTCGATCGCTGGCATGACGCAGCTCGGAGGTCACCGAGCCGCCGGACACCAACGCCACCACGCTTGCGATCGTGGTCTCGCGGCTGGTGCGGAACAGCGTGAAGCTGTCGCCCGCCAGCGGACCAGCGATCGTAATGCTACGCGGCGCCGAACCGTTTACCGGGGGCTTGTGCTCCCAGCGGTTCATCGCATCAACCCATGTCAGCACGTCACCGTCATGGGCATCGGACACCTCTACATCGTGGCAGTCCTTGATGAACTGACCTGTTGCCGCACGAACGAAGATGATGCCGTTGTTGGCTGACGTGATCACCGCCGCCACTGGCAGCTTCAGGTTCGGACCATCCGGCTCGGTCGTCACGAACCCGCCAGGCGTAGCCGGGTCGCAGTACAGGATCGAGTCCGCCGGGTAGGCGGTGGTATTGATGCCGCGCACCTTGCCGAAGCTGGTGACGAACCCACTGCTGCCCGCGGTTACCGTCTCGGTCATCACGCCGAGGAACACATGCCCCGGCAAGGTGCCGTTCGCAAGCATCGGCGCCACCTTCAGGTGACCGCTCGCGCCATTGGTGCCGACGTACATCACGCCGGTGCCTTCCGTGATCGTGCTTGCCGTGTCGTTGTAGACCAGAAAGCTCATCTCCTGGCCGACCTGCAGCACCGTGCCGCCGCCCTTGGCAATGTCTAGCGTCTGTTCGTCTTCGTTCCATGCCAGCTCGCCGGCCGTGTCGGCATTGCCGCCGGTCGTCAGCAGCTGGATCGACTGCAGTACAGGATCCTGCGTCCACGCTGTGTCGTAGTTGGTGCTGCTGGCTTTGGCAAGAAGTGCATTGGCCGCGCCGCCAGTTGGTACGCCTTGGCCCGCGGAACCTGCAGGGCCCGGTGTGCTGACAATGACCGTTTGCCCGTCATCCTCGACGACAACTGTATTGGCCAGGGTGGTGACGCTAACAGTTGTCATGGCGCTGTATATCCCTCTGAGACATAAACGATGCCCTCTAGGTAATAGTGCCTCAGGCCGGATGTATCCTCCAGCATTACGTCATAATATGCCTCATTCGGGAATGATGTGGTTTGCGTATCTGTCAGCGCAATCTTGATCTGGCCTTGCGCTCGGTTGGTATATGTGATCGCAAAGTCCGCGGATTTCGTAGTGCGCTCAGCATTCCATACTTGCGCATAGGCCGTCCATCCCGTCAAATTGATCGGCGTGCCGGTGCTGTCTTTGAACTGCAGCGACAGGTCATAATCAGCCCGCCGCTGCACTGTGATGTTGTGTTGGCCGGGCTGGATTGACATCAGATCTTGTATGCAACGACCTTGCCGCTTGTCAGGGTCACACTGGTAAAAACGCCTTCGATTTCATCGCCCGCATTAAGGGGAACAGATGTAAAGGCATTGCCGCTGGCATTCTGCACTGTGGCGGTGTTGATCACCGCATCCGCTAGCGCATAGAGCTTGTAAAACCTGCCGGTGTGCGCCGCAGTGTCAGAAATGTACTCAAACCCAATGCTGTAATCCATATCAGCTCCTGCGAATGGAGAAATTGCCTGGTCCACTCATTCTAAGCCCGGTGAGGTACCGCTCCATGATCGGCGGCACTTTATCTGCGCCTACTGCACCAAATCCCACATTGGGCGTCACGGACAAGCTGCCGATCGACACGCTTTTGTAGTCTTCAAGCCCACTCAGCCCTAGTGCATCGGCGTTGTTGTTGAGGAACACCGCTAGCGCAACTTGGGCACGCTTGATCTGATCTGGGATCTCGGTATCGGTGTAATAGTCCGTCGTGATGCGGAATGGGAAGCCGATGCTATATGTGTTGATATAGGTATCAGGCTTTCGCACGCCCGTACGCGGCCATTGCAGCGCTTGCGTATCAGTGGCGCGGGCGCCAAGATAGCGCTCACGATCTAGCCGCTGTGTGGCGCTATAAAGCGCTCGGTTCTTTTGGTCGGTTGTGGCAGTCGCCCAAGCTGTAACGTCGGCGTCTTCCACCATGCCATCAACAATGGCTTGGGCATCAGCCAGCGTGATGTAGCTGTTGGCTGTTGCCGAGCCAATCGTGGCATCAATTGCTATCGCCATCGGTCAGCCTTGGCTTTGCAGGTTTGCGCCGCTTGGGTTGCAGCGGTTCTAGTTCCATCGTAGGCGCTACAGGCTGAGCAAAAGAGGCCGCCTCAGAAGAGGCAGCCTCACGCTCGCGCATTCGCCTAAAAGCGAACATGCCCATCAGTCGGCCGCGGCCTTGATGACAACAAAGTTGAGCACCACGGCTTCGCCGGCAGTGCTGCCGACGTTGCTAACGGTGACATCAAAGCTGCCGGCGGCAGTGGCAGTCACGAACGGCAGGTATTTGCCGGTCGTAGCGCCAGACTTGACCGACACCAGCACAACATCAGTGGCGGCAACTTCGCTGTTGGTAACAGTGAAAGTC